GTCATAATTAACCCAAAATCTTAGGTTTTGTGTCCTAAGATCACCTCTAGAGTGTAAGGAGTATTAGATTGCTCTGATACTTCTCGCCACTCACCCAGGTTGTACCAGTAAGGTACGACCTGATGCCTTGAGACTGTGTCTTTGAACTGCCTCGTCATCTCTGACGATTTAGGCTGTTCGAAGGCGCCACGATGGAGTGCATGCAAAAGAGCACCGACAGACGAAGCAGAATTTATGATTCTGACTCGTTCTCGGAGGACGTTTGCAATGTATCCTTCGTGACCGTGGCGGGCAACGGCTGGACGGGCTTCATCAAAGTTACAGATGATTCCGTCGTCGCCGAAACCGAGTGGGAGATACGTTTTACTCGATCTTGCGCTAGCTCTACGAGCGTAGTGCCAAACGCGAATAAAACGAATATCACACCCATTATAACCACAGCGCTGATGACTATAGCGGCGAATCTTGTTAGAGATTCGGACGCATCCTGAATTGAACTCATTATAGTTGCCTTTAAGATAAAAAGGGCGGACCATAACGCCATTCAGGAAGTCAAAACCACAGCTCTCGAAGAATCGTCCCGCCAAGAACGATTTCTTCGAATTCACGGTAAACCCTAGAAAATCTAGGGTTGTCTTCAGTAAAGGGAAACAGTCACGCTTGATGATGATGTCGTCTCCGAAAGAGACTGCACCAGAATCCCCGCAAGCGCGGGAAAGTGCTAGAAAGATCAAACTTTCTAACTCAAACGTATAACCGTTTCCCATACTAGAAAACTTGGAAAGCCTAACTTCTTGACCATCGAGCTCACTGTATTCAGTGCGCGCGAGGTCTAGTAGTTGGGCCCAATCATGTGGAAGCAACAGCCAAATAAGCTGGTAAGCGATTGTATCGCTGGCCGAACTTAAGTCAACTGTAGCAAGTCCACTGTGATGGGCGATCGAGGCCAACTTGCGGTTAATATCCGCCTGATGATCTAGATCGATTCCGTACCGTTTCATCCTCTGTCTAAGAAGAGCGCCAATGCCCAGCTGAACATAAATGTTCAGGTGGGGCTCGATCGCTATAGCGCGATCTGTTTTAGCGGTCTTTGGGACAAAGGTTACCTTACTAAAGCCCCTAAGCGACACACTAGTCGTGTGCCGCGGAACAAGGGAGCGATAGTAAGGATAAAGGCGAGGTGAAACATGCATATCGCATGAGTATTTCTTACTAGCTACCACATCAGGTCCAGAGCAACTAGACGTTGCGCCCGGGCCGTAGCGAAAGTTAGATTCCATATAGTCGAGCTTCGCTCGATTCAATGGACCTAAAACGTTGAGAATGATAGTACGAGCCTTATCAATGACTTCATTTGTTCTCCTGTCGAGAGGGCTGACGCCCCCTTCGGAATAGGATACTAATCGGTCATTGGTGGCAGAGCACTGTCGTTCCGCGTCCCACCAAGTCTCAATCGCGGCCCCTCTCGGGTCCGCCTTCGAGCGCAAGTTTGGGTTCTTTCGCATGGCCTCGCTAACTAGATAGTCATCGGCGAAATGAATGGATTCTGTATCTGGCTTTTCCAAGTCAAGATATTGATCCCACTCATCAGCTTCGGCTAATAGGAAGCAAGTAAGTGCGCGAACTGTTCCAACAGATTCGCACGTCCGTAAGAAGACACCAAGCTCGACTTGAAAAAGACGAGCAGCTAAGCTCAGCTTAAGCTTTCTGGCCATGATCTAATCCTTCTAACTAAAGTTAGGTAAATTTACGGAGAATTAACCGTAGATTGGATCGAGATCGCGGAGGGCGCCACGCACAAGCGTGTTGCTCAGCGCATTCGTGATAAAAGCGAATGCGTCCTTGCGTTCAGCGTCAGTACATTGGACCGGAAGGATCAGGTCCAGGGTACCGCGGATGACGTAAGCCTGAGTGGTGATACCGTTGACCAGGCTGGTCACAGGAATCTCCAGAGCGAGCTTCGAACGGTTGACAAGGGCGGAGCCCTTGGCAAACTTACTGGTGACGGTCAGCCGGCGATAGCCGATTGCGACACCAGAAGTACGATCGACGAAAGAATAACTTCCGTCGACGCCTTGCACTTCCGGGTTGAACGTGATGGCCACAGGAGTGGCTGCACCGTTATTAACGGTGATAGGGGCAACGATTGCCATAGGTTATAACCTAGAGATAAGAGTAATAAAGGGAAAGCTAGCGCCTTAATTGATTTAAGAGCGCCAAGCCATTGAGGATATGCCGTTTGGACACAGATGGATCATACTTAAAAGAAGAGACCTTGCTAATCGTAGTGGGCGCATAACGCGTATCCTCTCGTATATAGTAAGTCGCTCCTCCATGAGAAATGAGACCATTCGTGTGTTCAGTCTGGCGTATCACAATGCGCTTATTGCTGACCGAGCGAAGCACGAACAGATTTTCAACGAGGATCAGGTTGTCAAGGCTGGCGAGAACTTCGCCAACATTAACCCACCAATCCACGACGAAACTGAACGGGACAAGCTCATAGGCAACAGCTAAAGGGTTTGCGAATCCGTGTGCGACAAGGGTGCTTTTGAGAGCATTCTTATCAAGGTAAGCGCGCCACTGGTATCTTTTTCGAAGGACGACCTTGCACTCCCAGTTTGATCTGGTAGTGCCAAGGCCACGATCGATATCAGAACCAGAGTCGCGTCCTTCTTGCACTCGGGACTCAACTCCTTGCACGAATAATGGATGATCTAGCGAATCTCGAAGTTCGCGTAGAGCAGAAACCATATCGGAGCAAAGAGGCGATATACCGTAAGTCCACTGAAGATAAGCGCCAGAAACATCCTTTGAATAGGAATTTAGACGTTTACCAATCAGCGAGTTACGGCCTACCTTCCTGAACAGACTTTTTCCTTTGGTAGTAACCACCTTAGCAAGATCATAGAAGAGTTTAGCTGTTTCAGCATACTCTGCTAACATCTGTGCTAAATTAGTTGCTTCGCCACGGATATTGGAACGAATGACGTTATAAACGGCATCGTCGTCAATGGATACCACAGTTTTAGGGGAAAGATCCATAACGAACATAGTATACATACTTCTGTTCGTATATTGGGTCCAACTCGAGGTTTTCGCAATAAAACTGTAGCCAGAATCACGTTTATACGTAGTACGCAACGTCCGAGTTGTACCGTGAAGGTACAAATCTTCGGGCATAGCACGTTTGGTTGTGAGTGGCCATGTCCGCACCTTCCCGTAGAAGTCCTCATTTAGATTATAACCAGGCGTCCAGGTTTTACCCTCGTCGTAACTGGTTTTAATGTTAGTGGTGATCATTCGAAAGTCGGTGCTTGTTGTGGGCATAGTAGAAATCCATCGTCTGCAGGTTTGAGGGCTCGAAGGAGCCCTACACAGAACACCCTCGGTTTCGTGCAAAGCAC